GGGCAGCATCAGTAGCACTTCTGTTTGAGAAGGTACCACCAAGTGCTGTTGGGTGAGCAGTGTTAGCTAAAGTAACTCCGTCTCCACCAGTGACTGAAAACGCATTATTTAATACGTTAGCGCCTCTTACTTGTTTTGTGTAAGCCATAGATCTTGCTAGGGCTTTTGTGTAACGAGCAGATAAAGTATCATACAAGTTGTCTTCGACAGCTTCCTCAGTTAACGCAAATGCAAGTGCAATTGTGTCATGAGTGTATCTAGCAGTAAAAGATTCAGAAGCAGTATCAAAACCAACTGCTGACCCTTCTGCTTTTACATTAGCTTGTCCGAATCCAACTAACATAACTTCTTCTTCAAAAGCTCTATCACTTGATTCTTGCTCAAAAATTTGAGCAGCTTCGTTTTCGTAGCGTGCGTACTCCAAACCGAACAGGGCATTCAAACCAGGTTCTAGTTCTTTGGCAAGCTGTGCTCTATTAATAGCCATATCCTATCTCCTATATTCCTGATGTTGAGTCCATAAAATGAACGTTAAGTTTTACGATCGCTAATCGACCTGCTGCAGTTTTATCAACTGCACCTGAATCTACTGAAGCTTCATCATCAAATCCTACAATTTTCATATTGAGAGTTGCAGAACCAGAAGCAATAGTAGCTGTTGCTAATTCTCCTAGAGAATAACCACTTGAATCAGTTCCTGTAATTGCTGTTGCAAAGTTAGCATTAGCAAAAAGAGCATTATCAGGTAGTGCTCCGTCCGCATTAATAACAAATAATGCGTTAGGATCATCGGCAACATAAGCAGTAGCTTCAGTTGAAGCTTTAACCGCTGCATAACCAGGCCAGTATGAAGCCCAAGTTGGAGTTCCATCAGTTGCAATATACTTACAACCCATGAAAACGCCTAACAAAGGAACTGTACCGCCATTAGCATTTCCTGGTAAATCTATTAATCCGCCAGCTAGAGGTATTACCGGTGTACCAGTATAAATTTTACTTGTTGAACCAGTAGTTAAGCCATCGAAGTTAAGAGGATACGCATTAATGCCTTGGTTATTATAGTTTGATCCGGATTTTTCGTAAGGACGAAGACCGAATGCTGCATCTATATTAGCCATAATATGTCTCCTTTAGACAAAATAGTAGTAATATAGATCCTGACCATCAAGATTTTTTATTACCACCAAATGTTACCCGTGATTGTCTATCTTGGGAGATTGGCATTGATGGATGTTCTTCTCTCATTAAATCGTTATCAACAGATTTCTGTTGATCACTTGTTAAATCAGCAAAATATTCATCTCTTGCTTCTTTAGTTTCAATTGGACATCTCATTAACATTAATCCACCTACTGCAATAACACCTTTAAATTTACCATCTGTTAAGTGTGGTAAATCTAACCTGTCAGGATATTCATCTGCTCTCACAGGTTCGTATCCAGATCTAATTCTAGCGGTTACATTCTTATCGTCTGAAGTACCTCTATACTCAAATCTTACCCACCGATGGTGAAAACCTTCTGGTGGTTCAGGGGCATCTAAATTAGATGGTGGAACCCAACCTCTTTTTCGAGTTTCTAACTCACGGGTTTCCGTTTTGCGTGAGGTCTTTTTTTTATTTTCTATACTCATATGACTACTCCTTCACGTATTTAGCATATTCTTCAAGTGGCACGTTAAGTCTCTTAGCTATTGCTATTTGTGAAGGTGTGAGCTTCACGACTCGGCGTCCAGATTTAGTTTTTCGTACGGCCGACGCAACAGTCTGAACGGGCTGCTTCGTTTCGGTTTTTTTCTCCTCAGTAGCTTTACCATTAGAAAACTTATGAGGGAACTCTTTTCTCATACGAGAATTAATTTCATTATAGTACTCATCGCTCGTCGGGTCAAATCCTTCTTGCGTTACTAAGCGATTATGTAGAGCCATAGCAGCCCCTGTCATGATTTCATCATTACCAAACCATTCATTTTCTGAAGCCCATTCCTCTGCTCTTGTATCAATTTGTTGAGGAATTTCGGCTTGAGTTTCTTGGGTTTGTGATGCTTGAGTGCTATAAATTTTTTCATCATTTTGTTGGGCTTGTTTCATTGTTCCCAGTCGAGTAGCATCTGCTTTAGCTTGAGCTAATTGTTCTTGGGCAGCAACTTGACCCTCTGTATCATTATCTTCAATTGCTTTTTTAAGTTTAGCTTTAGCCGCCTCCGCCGCTGAATTTACTCTACCTTCATATTCAGATACATAGCCTTTACCAACATTTGTATATTTCTTTTTAAGGTCTAAATTTTCTTGTTGAACATCTTTATATGCTCTTTCCATTTCTCGCATACGACCAACAAGATTGTTAATTCGTTTTTTAACACCTTTGCTATAATCTTGTAGATCATCTGTTTTATATGGATCAGCTTCCTCCTCTTGAGGAGCCTCTTTTGTTTCTTCTTCTGTTTCTTCCGCCTCTTTAGTTTCAACTTCTTGAGGAGTTTCTTCTTCGACAATTTCTCTTATGTTACTTTCTTCTACAGGAACTTCTTCTTTTATGTCTTCATCTTTCAATGTGACTTCAACAGGATTTCCCGTTACATCTAAAGGAACCATTTTTTCTTTAGCCATATATTTCTCCTAAAATAAACTTGCTGGCAGTATATCTTTGGGATGATCAATGACTGCCAGTATTTCATCATCATTCACTATTCTCAGTTCTCCTCCATCAATACGAATTCTAGAACCCGCATATTTTGTAATAAGCACCCAATCTTTTTCTTTACACCAAGCACCATTAGGAAACCTATCTTTATCTTTATAGGCATCTGGACCCACTCTTAAAACTTTACAAACATTTGTAGATATTTGTGCTTCTGCTACAGTTTCATCTGTTAAGTGTAATCCTCCTTTTGTTTTTTTCTCCAACAATAAAGGAAACAAAACAATTCTAAAACCTGTTGGCTCTGGAACTTTTTCTACTTCTTTTTTTGTTGTGTAAGGTTTTTCGTTGATATCTATAATATCAGCGTCTTTTTTGATCTGCGATTTCGTCTTCATATTGCTCCTGTTTGTTTAGCAGGTCCGTGAGTTCCTGTATTGTTTCTCTATTTGCATGTATCTTCCCTAAAAGAAATTTATATTCCTCTAGTGATTTTACATCTCCGGTTATAACTTGAATGAGTTGATCTTGTCTAGTCTTTATTGATTTTTTTAAATACTCTACAATCGTTACTATATCTGCCATTAGGTTAAACTAGCCATTTGTGCACTCATTGCTTGTGCCCGATTGGGGGTTTGTTTTGCCCAGCGTGAGTCCAACATTTCTGATGCTGCCGAAGAATATTCGAGTGCTGATAAGTGTTTCCACATATTACGGAACTTCGAGACCCCATTTTTTCCAAGCTGAAATACCATTTCTATAATTAGTTCCTCTGCTATTTCGTCAATGTCAGTGCAACCATTTTCTGATATTAAATCTTTAGCACCTTTGATTGCTGATTGTAGATCATGTTCTAATATGGTCATCAAAAATTTTTCTTCATACTCTTTGTCATCTTCCCAAAAGTCTTCAACGCAGAGGTGCCCTACGCCCACGGTTCTCTTACCTAGGGTGTCGAGGTATACTTTGTTTCTGTAGCCTTCGTGTTTTTTTACGGAAGCTAGTAATCTATCCATGTTCATATATATATCCTTGTCTTTGGTCTTTTGTTTTTAAGCATACGTCCAAACCCTTTAGGCGTTACTGTAATAAATCCTCCGTGTTTATAATCTTTAGCCCAACGTTTTGCTATTTCAGGTTTGTTAGCAAATAAATATTTTCTTTGCTTTTCAGATTTAAAAGGCATTATTTTTTCTTGCGTAGTTTTGCTAATGTTTTTGCAAATCTAGCTCGTTGTCCTAACTTACCTCCTGCTTTCGCAGCTTTATCTAATTGTTTCTTTGAAATCTTTTTCCCTTTTTTAACACCAAGTGATTTTCTCAATGCACCTGGTTTCTTAATTGCTTTTTTTATATTTAATTTCTTTGCCATTATTTTTTCTTAATTAAACCCATTGCACCTTTTCCAGCCTTGATGCCGAAGCTAGCTGAACAGGCGATATATAATAAATGTTTATAATAATCCGGAAGTTGTTGCAAGGCAATAAACCCAGCTTCTATATGTACAGTCATTCCTGGAAAAAATACGAGAGTTGCAGGAGCCAAAAGACAAATTAAAATTAGTTCGTCTTTCCACGACCCTTTCATTTGGTCTACGGCAGATGCTTCCCATTTTATTTTCCCGGCAATTTGATCTTCTTTTAACTTAGTGGCAGCTTTAATTTCGGTAACCTTCAATTCGGCCTTAGCCTTTTTGGTCTCGACGAAGCCGCGAACTGTATCCGCAGCCACGCCGAGGAGGGGTTTTGCTAGAAGGTGCCAGACCATCGTCTAAGCTGCTCCTCCAGTTAACTGACTAAGAACAATCAGTACAATAATAGCTACTATACCGGCTTTTATCCAGTCCTTCATTTTCCAGTCCGACCACTCTTTCAAGTGTGCCCATAGATCTTTAATTAAATTCATAAGACCTCCTTTTACAAAAAAGTTATATCAGAATGTCCCTTTAAAAGGAACTTTTTTAATTTGCATTTTACTGCGTTGACCTTTTGGTCCTGAACCTAAGTTAGCTTTTACTTTT